CATCGGTAGTAGCTTTAGTGCCAGCCACTTGGCCAGTGCCACCACCAAGGCGAGTTACGGTAACAACCGTACCACCTTCACGACCAGGTTCAATAGGAGGACGCATGTAGGCAGTTTCACTAGTAGTGACACCTACACCGTCAACAAGTGCGAATCCCATTAGACTTCTCCTTTATCAGGAGCGAGCCGACTGCAGCTCAATAGCAGCAGCGGGGTTCAGGGTACCGCAGCCCATAGCCAGACGACCCACGATCAGGTCACCCTGGTACATAACCGACACATCACCAGAGGTGGTCTGCACGGAGGGAGCAATAGCTTCCACAACACCAGCAGCATCCTTGTAGTAGATCAGACCACAGTGGGTGCTGAAGTTACCGGAGTAATCGTTGTTCTCACCGTTAACGGAAGACACGTTACCAGCCAGGAAGGGCAGGTTGTTGGAACGCTTGATAGAGATACCAGCGATCTCATACAGGCCCTCACCACTGTTCAGGTTACCTTGGCTGTTGCCATAGTCACGGTTGAGGATATTGCTGTCGACTTGGCTCACCAACGCATAGTATTGGCGGGGGCTGAGTACAGCGGTACGACCTTGCTTGGGCAGGTTCTTCTCATCGAGAATACTAGCGGCCTCAAAGAAGGCGTCAACCAGTGCTTGAGCATCATACTCTTTGTTAGCACCAAGTTGAATCACAGAACCGCCGGGCTCAGGACCAGGAGCAGCAGTGATGGGATGAGCTTCACGAGCAGCCTTAGCGATCTGACGGAAGATCTTCTTATCATACGCCTCTGCGAGAGCGTAGCCAATCTTCTTGGCGATCTCAGAACGCAGGGAGTAATGAGCAAGAGTTTCATCAAGGTCATAAACGAATGCCGAGCTGATCAGCAGGTCGTCACAGACGATGGTCTTCTCAGCCACCGGAGGATCTCCAGAACCCAGGATCGGGGTGCCGGGCTCATGATAAGCCGCCTCCATGCGACCGGTGAAGATAAACTGCATAGCTTTGCCGTTCTTCAGGGTACGGCTCTGCACAGTGCCTTTGGCGATAGTAGCGCCTTCATAGGCTTTAAACATTTCACCTGAAAACAGTTTCAGGTAGGTAGCGTACTTGGTATCATAGGCGGTACCAAGAGCAAGGGGGGTCGAACTAGTGTTATTAATCCGACCTACAGGAGTTACAGAAGTGTTAGCCACAATAGTTTAAGAGAGAGTTGTTTACGATGTAGTCCTCTCTAAGCGCTTAGAATTTTTGTTGTCATATTTTTTGGTGTCGTCTCTCCGACTGTCATGACTAAGGGTATCGGTCGTAACCGGCCTCAGCCAAAGAAAAGGAGGTCCTACTCTGAGGTGCCTCCAGTCCAGTTAGGGCCAGGTAGCAAGCGTACCAGCTTGTACCTTAACGCCTTTAGGGCTCATCTCAACGAGCGTCTGATTAGCTTCACCGTATGCAGTTGCAAAAGCAGCAGAGCCTGCAGTAGGTGTGACATATTGAACAGTGACCGAAGACAGCTTCGGATCAAAAGGATTAGCGCGTGCCATAATTAACCAATAGTAGGTGCAGTATGCGTGGCAAGATCAAGCGGGAAGTTGTGAGCATTACGTTCATGCATCACCTCAAAACCAAGACCAGCTCGGTTCAGAATGTCAGCCCAAGTGTTAATCACTTTCCCTTCAGAGCTGACAAGGCTTTGGTTAAAGTTGAAACCATTAAGATTGAAAGCCATGGTCGAAACGCCCAAAGCAGCAAACCAGATACCAACAACAGGCCAAGCAGCAAGGAAGAAGTGAAGACTACGGCTATTATTGAAAGATGCATATTGGAAGATCAAACGACCGAAGTAACCGTGAGCAGCTACAATGTTATAGGTCTCTTCTTCTTGACCGAACTTATAACCATAGTTCTGAGAAACCTCTTCAGTCGTTTCACGAACAAGCGAGGACGTAACCAACGAACCGTGCATAGCACTGAACAGTGAGCCACCGAATACCCCAGCGACACCCAACATATGGAACGGGTGCATGAGAATGTTATGTTCGGCTTGGAACACCAGCATGTAGTTGAACGTACCGCTAATACCCAATGGCATGGCATCGCTAAAGGAGCCTTGCCCGAATGGATAGACAAGAAAGACTGCCGTAGCTGCGGCAACTGGTGCTGAGTATGCGACAAAGATCCAGGGCCTCATCCCTAGTCGATAGCTAAGTTCCCACTCTCGTCCCATGTAAGCATAGATGCCAATGAGGAAGTGGAACACTGTAAGTTGGAATGGACCCCCGTTGTAGAGCCATTCATCAAGTGAATTAGCTTCCCAAATTGGGTAGAAGTGTAGTCCGATGGCATTGCTGCTCGGAACGACGGCTCCCGATATGATGTTGTTTCCATACATTAAACTCCCGGCTACGGGCTCTCGGATGCCATCAATATCGACAGGGGGAGCCGCAATGAATGCAATGATAAAACATGTAGCAGCGGCCAAGATCGTTGGAATCATAAGGACTCCAAAGTGGCCGATATAAAGACGATTGTTTGTACTGGTTACCCAGTTAAGATAAGAGTCCCAGGGGTTAACCTGAGACTTAGGTGCTGCAATTGCAGTAGTCATGAAGTTAATTAAGACGTGTTACTTTAACTCGCCCAACTCCAGAGGCAGTGAGACCGATAGTATCAGCCGCACCTTTACTGAGATCGAGTCCTCTGCCGTAAGCATAGGGACCACGATCATTGACCGTCACCACGGCACACCTCTTGAAACATACACGAAGGCGTGTTCCAAAGGGTAGTGTCTTGTGCGCAGCAGTAAGGCCGTTTTGATTATATCTAGCACCACTAGCTGTGTAGTGTCCATTAAAACCTGGACCATACCAACTGGTGATCACTGACAGAGTAGTTAGAAGCGGGATCATAATAAGATAGCAAGGAACATTTATATTTCCATCTACTCATTGAGGCTCGACACTACTCGCTAGGGGCCAAGCCTCTCTAGTCAGTTACTTCTTCTTAGCTGTTTTGGCTGACTTCTTAAACTGAGCAGCAGTAGGAGCACCGGCTGCACCGGGCTTCCTCATCTTCTCACCAGAGCCAGCTTTAATGCGCATACGCTTAGCATGAATGTTAGCGTACAAACCAGGCTTAGCCATTTAACATTTCCATTTACGGAGGGCTAGTGCTTTGCGAGTAGGGCGTCCCTTCTCATCTTTCATCGGTCCCTTCACTCCACCCATGCGGGCACAGAAGGAACGCTTACGTGGCCCTCCTTCAGGCTGTGGAGCCTTCAGGTTAGAGCCAGTAGCCTTGTTATATTTGGCGCGACCAGCAGCCGTAAGGCCGCCAGTGCGTGATTTGTGGACACCAATCTTAAGACTGACGTTACTTTTTCTTTCCGCCATTGCCTTTGTGTCCTTTACTTCCACAGGCCATTACTTTTTCTTCTTTTTAGATTTACCAGCACTGCTAAGTGCAGCAGCTACTGCTTGTTTTTGAGGGTAACCTTCTGCTTTCATCTTACGAATGTTAGCAGAGACAGTTTTGTCAGACGTACCTTTCTTTAGGGGCATTAAAATACTCCAGGAATGATTTGACCAGTTACGAGATAAGCGCCAATAGCAGCCACGAAGCCAAGCATAGCAAGGCGACCATTGAGGAGTTCAGCACGTTCGTTATGGGGCACAGTGTAGGATTCGTCGGTGTACATGGTGGGTTCTTTCGCGAAGATGTTAGTGTCGTTCATTAGGTGGGTTAGAAGTTAATGTTGGATCGTTCAAGCTTGTCTGCTACATCAGCACGATAAGCAGGATCCTTATCATAGCGAGGGTCACTCATTGCAGCTACCAGTTCAGCTTGCGAACGGAAGGCATCATTAGAATTGCGTGGTGCACTGCCAGTAAGCATCTCACCATCGTAACCTACAGCGTCTTGGTATCGTGCATTCAATGCCTGAGCAGCAAAGAACATAGCAAGAGGGTCACCGCGATCCATTACAGCATCGTACATAGCTGTCTCCTGCTCAGATAGATTCTGAGATGCCCATTGAATCATGTTCTGGTACTCAGTGGTACCACCAACTGACTCTTGAATCTGCTCAATATCGCTAGATGTAGCTTGAGGTGCTTGTTGTGCTGTGCCCTTTTCAAGGAACATATTAGCTACATCGACAGGGTTCATGCCTTCGACATAGCCGACAACCTCAGGGTCCCACTGACCAGTACGGTACGACTCCATAATCGTACCATAAAGGTCGAGCCCTTCCTCATCTGGGGCTTCCTCTTGTTGAGGCTCCTCCTCTTGGGTCTCTACCTCTGGCTCTTCCTTACCACTGAGACGTTTCTGTAACTCAAGATAGCCACGCTCCAGCTCTTCTGCTGACTTGTATTTACCAGCCAACAGTTGTTGCTCTTGCTCGGCTAGCTGTTCACCAACTTGCAGAGAATCAAGCTCTTCAGCAGAGAACTCACCCTCTGCTTGCTCATACGGATTAAGTGTAATTTCGTTTGCCATTTGCTGTGATAACGGTTAGATTTCCAAGACCTACAGTCTTAACGAAATCGGGGGAACGACCGATGGTGGGTTCACCAACCTTAGTGCGCTTCATGTAAGGTGCAGCTTCAGTTGGTTGCTCATCAACTTGGTCAACCGAAGGGACTTCCTCCGGGGATGTTGCTTTCTTGTTCGATCTCTGGGATCTCGTTGGCGTTTGTTTGTTCATTTGATCCGTTCAATAGTTGTGGATTCTTTGTAGGATCCATCATAGGAGCTTTGGCAAGATTAGGTACTTGCTTAAGTTGCTCCATTTCCATAGCTTGTTGCTGTGCCTGGTTACGTTCCTGCTGTACCTGATCCATTGATTTAATCAAGTTCAGTACATCAATACCTTGAGCAGCAGCAAGACGCTTAACAGCTTCGTCTACATTAAGGTAAGTACCAAGTGCCTCAGGTCCAAGTGTCTGAGCAATAACAGTGAAGAACTGAGTAAGTGATTCCCTA